CCCCCTCATTGTGAGGGGGGCTCGGACGGCATACGCCGTTCTGCACTCTGCAACCCGACCGGCGCGAGCCGGTGGAGCTAAGAGCATCAACATGCGCGTAACTAGAAGTTACACATCTCCACCCGTGAATGTTACGGGGTGGTCAACGGAAACGGCCACAAATGGATGTGTAAACCCAGGCTGGTACTACGAAACGCCGAGGCGTCATAGCCGAGGTGGGTACACAGCCGATCTTACGCCAGGGTGGCATAAGATTCGCAAGAGACTAGAGCTGGCGGGTGGCCTTGCGCCACTGAATTATTACCAGCGCTATGACGCACACCTTCAAGGTGACGGTCATGTGTCTCTTACGTGGCAACCCTTCTGGTGTTCTCAATCCGGATCATGGTCGCAGAGAACTGCGTCTGTCCCGGCTGGCCCCTATCCTGATGGGGTCAATGTGCTAACGCACGCGAACGTGCAGTATGCAATTGAGAAATCTGGGATCAATTCCCAGGCCGTGTTGATGAAGGCCGCTGGCAAGCTATGGGATGGATTGGATATCCTGACTACGCTTGCTGAGTTGAAGTCTACCCTGACTTTGCTCCCGCAGACTATCAAGTCGGCGAAGCGGCTGTGGGCGCTACAAAAGGTCCTTGCAACCAAAGGATTTTGGTCGCTTTCACAAGCTAAACGAGTGGTTAGCGAGTGGTCTGGCTTATACCTCCAGTATAGGTTCGGATGGGAACAACTTGTGCGTGACTGTGAAGACATACACAAGCATCTCAAAGCAAAGGAACACCCAGTTTTCAAGGGTGTGTCCGGTGACTCTACCTCCTTCACGGAAAGTGTTGAGCGAGTTATCGGCCCTTATAACAACGGGGAGTCCTTCACAGTTCGTGAAGAGACTGTCTACGATGTTAGTTGCCGTGGCGTGATTTACGGAGTGTCCGCACTTCGTCATGCAAAGGAGTCGGCTTTCATCAACCCGCTTGTCGCGGGCTGGGAGCTTATTCCCTTTTCGTGGATTGTTGACTACGTAGTCAATATCGGCGACACGATCCAAGCTTGGTCATCCCTGGCAGCGTTACACCAACGTGTGTCAGCGGTATCGTGGAGGGTTTCCATTACCCGGCAAACGGTGATCATCAGCGTGGATAAAGGCGGCTACCTAGCGGCCTACACTCACACAGGGCAATGCACTGACCACCTCGAGTGGAAGGAGCGAATCCCTACTCCTGTACAACCTAAACCATCCTTGGCGATAACTTCCAGCCTAACGGCCTTGGCCAACGTGCTGGCGGTGATTCTCCAACTCATTACCAAGAGGTAATACACCATGGCGGCATATACCACCGTCCTTAAGCAGTTCTCCGACATGGGGAACGTTCGCAAGTGGTCCACTCCTGGGCACACTATCGCGGCACCGCGGCTGCTCACGCAGAAGCGGCAAGAAGCAACCTCGCCCACGGGCGTCGCGCGGAATAGCCTCACCTTCCTTGGTGGAGCGACTGACGCTAACGATACCCTTCTTGAGGCCAGGAATGTCATCGACATCTCCGTCCGCGGACCCGTCAATGGGAAAGCAGACGAGATGACGGCCCTTGTGGCCGTCATGCGTGATATCATCAACTCGGATGATTTCGCTGATATGGTCGCGAGTCAAGCTTTCCTGGACGCTTAAAACACGTCTGTGGAAGCTTCAGCAATAGTCCCTTTGCTGGTAGAGGCGGGCGGTGCAGCTCTTGGCTTGATTGCCATTCTGTTCATCGCCTTCCTCCATCTCACTCGTAACCGCTAGGGGGTCTTACTCCTAGCCACGCAGTAATGTCAAACCGGAGATCATCGATATGAAGACCTCGGCAAGCGTTGCCTGGGCAATTGCTCGGGCGTACTTGGATGACTATAAAGCCGCACTACCGCATGACGTCGTCACCCGATTGGGTGGCTACTTACGCTCTCGAGCGTACGACCGTCTGGCGGAATTCTCCCGTATACCGTCTGAAGTAACAGAGACGGAGTGTCGTGTAGAAAGGCAACTAGCCGCGCTTTTCAAGAAGAACGCGGACTTTGCCAATGATGACTCGTGCACGGAGGCCGCACGCCAAGCTTTCGAGCGAGGCGAGCGACTGTGCCGGATCACCAACAAGCGACTTGACCACTTTGGTACGCAGCCGGAGCGCCTCGCCCCGGATCTACGTCAAGAGGTGGCCCGCATGCAATCCTGCATCGCGGATCTGCTTGGTCCATTACACGCATTTCTGGATAGGCTCCCGGAGTCAATCCGTTTAACGGGAGGTGCTACAGAAGATCGGTCACGACCTAGGGCTCTGCCATTCCTGAAGATCTCGGGAAGAATCAGGGCTCCACGGTTGTTACACAAGCTATTGCGCCATCTTGGTACCTGGTTTGGTGCTGAGGGGTTACAGATAGTTGCTGTCGAGAGCAATAGGATTTCTCTCGTCACAAAGAACTGGAAGACGCACCGTACTATTGCGTGCGAGCCCACAGGCTCCCTGCCTGTTCAGCTCGCCTTTGACCTGTTCGCGAAACGGCGCTTGCGCCGCTGGGGAATAGATCTGAGCTCCCAACTCCGAAATCAGATGCTAGCTATAGAGGGGAGTCTAAACAACCTCCTCGCCACGCTGGATCTGAAGATGGCAAGCGACACCGTTAGTTACAACACGGTAGCTTTGCTGTTTCCTTCCGACTGGTTCCAGTTCTTGGAGTCAACTCGGTCGTCGGGGT